CGGCTGTTCCAATATCAAAGACTTTGTAGAACAGAAGAAGATTAAAATCGTTGACTCTCAGACTATTATTGAGATGTCAACATTCGTAGCTAAGGGTCAATCATATGAAGCATCAGATGGAAACCATGATGACTTAATGATGAACTTAGTTATGTTTGGATGGTTCTCTACTACAGATTACTTCCTCAACCAAACAGATATCAATATTAAACGTCTGTTATACGAAGAGCAAGTGAAGGCAATGGAGGATCAATTGGTTCCGTTTGGTATAATTGACGATGGTTCAGAGCCTGAATATGTAAGAGAAGGTGGTGAAGTGTGGCAAGATGCTAAAGGCGACTGGACGAAAATGTGGTAATTATAAATACCTGTAGTGAATAACCGTATAATGACCACTTATCAATTTAAACTTTTGAGGAAAACAAAATGGCGTTTCAAGTCTCTCCAGGTGTGAACGTCAGTGAGGTAGATCTCACTAACGTTGTTCCTGCTGTATCTACGTCAATCGGAGCCTTTGTGGGAGCATTCACATGGGGACCGGTTGAAGAGATCCGTCAGGTCACATCAGAAAAAAACCTCGCCGAGTTGTTTGGAGCCCCTGTAGTAGGTAATGCTACTTCATACTTCACAGCTGCAGGCTTTTTGCAGTATGGTAACGACCTTCGTGTTGTTCGTGCTGCTACTTCTGGTCTCAAGAACGCAATTGCCGATTCAACTGCAACTGCAATCTTGATTAAAAACAAAGACGAGTATGATTCTTCGTACCGCAACGGAGCCGGCGCTGTCGGTGAATTTGCTGCTAAGTACGCTGGAACACTCGGTAACAGTATTCGTGTAGAGATCTGCACACCAGACTACTGGAGCACATGGGCTTACAGAGGTGAGTTCGAAACCGCTCCAGGTACTTCTAACTATGCTGACAACCTTGGTTATTCTGCAGCCGTGGACGAAGTCCATGTGATTGTAGTTGACAAGGATGGTGCATGGACTGGTACAGCTGGTTCAGTTCTTGAGCGTTTCGCCTTCGCATCTCAAGCATCTGATGCAAAATCAGCAGACGGTAGCTCAATCTACTACCGCGATGTTGTAAATGCTGGCTCACAATATGTATGGTGGATGGACCATGATACATCAATGTCTGATGCTGGTACTAATCTGTCAACCCAAGCAACTTCGTTCGCATTTACCGATCCTGGTACAATGTTGCGTTACGATCTTAGCCTCGGTACAGATGATGATACATTGACTGCTGCTGCAGTTCAGACTGGCTTCGATTTGTTCGAAGATGCAGAAACAACTGAAGTATCAATGTTGATTGCTCCTCCTCTCCCAGCTGCTCTTTCTGGAGCTGGTGCTGATTGTGTAGCAATTGCAAATGATCTAATCGCAATCGCAAACGATCGTAAAGATTGTATTGCAGTTCTGTCTCCTCCGACAGCATTCACTACTAACCCAACTGGCCAAACGGCTACTGACGTTAACGGTGGATCGGTTGTAGCAACTGCAAAAGATCTCGTGGTCGCATTTGCTGATTATCTCACTTCTTCTTCTTACGCAACTCTGGATTCAACTGCGCTGAAAGTATACGATAAGTATAACGACCAGTTCATTGATATCCCTGCTTCTGGTCATGTGGCTGGTCTGATGGCTAACACAGACAACGTGGCAGATGCATGGTTCTCACCTGCTGGCTTCAATCGTGGTCAGATCTTGGGTGTAACTAAGGTTGCATTTAATCCTAAGAAGGCAGAGCGTGATGAGCTATATAAAGCTCGCGTTAACCCAATCGTCAGCTTCCCTGGCGAAGGTACGGTTCTGTTTGGTGACAAGACTCTGTTGTCTCGTCCATCAGCCTTTGATCGTATCAATGTTCGTCGCCTGTTCATCGTACTTGAAAAAGCGATCTCAACTGCTGCTAAATTCCAGCTGTTCGAGTTCAACGATGAATTCACACGTGCTCAGTTCCGTAACTTGGTCGAGCCGTTCTTGCGTGACGTCAAGGGTCGCCGTGGTGTGACTGACTTCTATGTTGTGTGTGATGAGACAAATAACACTGGACAGGTAATTGATACCAACCAGTTTGTCGCTGACATCTACATTAAGCCAGCACGTTCTATCAACTTTATTTCACTGAACTTCATCGCCACACGTACTGGTGTTGAGTTCTCTGAAATCGTCGGTCAATAAGGAGAATAGACAATGGCTATCTTGGGCGTAGATGATTTCAAATCGAAACTAGTTGGTGGTGGTGCTCGTGCCAATCTGTTCAAAGCAACTATCAACTTCCCTGCTTATGCAGGTGGAGATGTTGAGCTGACTTCTTTCTTGTGTAAGACTGCAGCTCTCCCAGCTTCTAACGTAGCGATGATCCCGGTACCTTTCCGCGGTCGTCAGCTGAAGATTGCTGGTGATCGTGTATTTGAACCTTGGACTGTGACTATCATCAATGATGTTAACTCATCGATCCGTAACGCTTTCGAGCGTTGGATGAATGGTATCAACCAGCATAATGCAAATACTGGTTTGACTAACCCTACTGACTATCAGGCAGATATGGTTGTTGAGCAGTTGAACAAAGCTGGTGAAGTAACCAAGCGTTACGACTTCCGTGGTGCGTTCCCGACGAACATTTCAGAGATTGCAGTATCTTATGATGCTGAAAACGCAATCGAAGAGTTCACGGTAACACTTGAGTACCAATATTGGGAGTCAAATACGACTACCTAAATAATATGAATACGGTGGGATCTTCGGATCCCACCATTGACTAATGTAGGAAACAGACATGGCTGAACTATTTGGATTCGAGATTAAACGAAAGCGTTCCCTTGAAAAGGAAGAGGAAGGCCGCGTATCCTTTGTAGCTCCATTTGATGAAGATGGGGGTATGCAGGTTGCTGCGGGTGGTTATTATGGTTCATATCTCGATCTGGATGCTAACAGCGCAAAGGATGAGCGACAGCTAATTCGTCGTTATCGTGACGCTGCTATGCAGACAGAATGTGATGCTGCAGTCGAAGATATTGTTAATGAAGCTATCGTGTCAGATGATGAGTCATCTCCTGTTGAGTTGATTACTGATGATGTTGAAAGTGGAGATAAGCTGAAAAAGGTCCTTGCTGAGGAATTTGATAATGTTCTTGAACTGCTGAACTTCAACTTTTATGGGCATGATATATTCCGTCGCTGGTATGTGGATGGTCGTTTGTACTATCATATCATCGTCGACGAAGCAAACCCTGCTAAGGGTATTACAGAATTACGACCTATTGATCCAACAAAGATCCGTAAGGTCAAAAAGGTTAAGAAAGACAAAGATCCTAAGACTGGTGTTGACCTAATCAAAGGTGTAGAGGAGTACTTCGTTTATCAAGATGATGCTCTGAACAAATCCCAGCAAGGTATTAAGATTTCAAAGGACTCCATTTGTTATACCACATCTGGTGTTCTCGATCCGTCACGTAAGAAGGTTGTTAGCTATCTACACAAAGCATTGAAGCCAGTCAACCAGCTTCGTATGATGGAAGACTCATTGGTCATTTATCGTCTAGCACGTGCTCCAGAACGCCGCATCTTCTATATCGATGTTGGTAACTTGCCGAAGGGTAAGGCTGAAGAGTACATGCGTGCGATTATGACAAAGCATCGTAACAAGCTGGTTTATGATGCTCAGACTGGAGAGATTCGTGATGATCGTAAACACATGTCGATGTTGGAAGACTTCTGGTTACCGCGTAGAGAAGGTGGTCGAGGTACAGAAATTACCACACTTCCCGGCGGGGAGAACCTTGGACAAATTGACGACATCATCTATTTCCAAAAACAGCTGTACAAGTCGCTCAACGTTCCTATTAATCGCTTAGAGCAAGAGGCACAGTTTAGTTTAGGTCGTAGTACAGAGATTAGTCGTGATGAGGTTAAGTTTCAGAAATTCATTAACCGCATCCGTCGACGTTTTTCTACTCTCTTCATTCACCTTCTTAAAACTCAACTTCTTCTAAAGGGGT